ACAGCACCAGTTGTAACTGTAACAGTCACAGTACCAGTAGCGTAGTCTGTACCTACATAGTTGTCGCCAAGGGCTTCACGATGTAAGTAAGTAAAGAGGTCAGTATCAATTTTCTTAGCCATTTGGCGTCGTCCGTTATCAGCGTGACGGTCAATGGTTTTGATATCATTTTGCATTTTGTCGATATCATCAACAACGAACTTGAAGTAGAATTGCTGGTCTACATTCATAGTTTCTGACACTGGAGTAAGATCTTGTGCTACAAGAGTCATACCCTTAGTGTAAGTAGACAATGTGATGTCCTGTTCAGTTCGCACTACAACAGAACTACCAGAGTCTTTAATCTCGCCTTCATAATCGGTATTAGCGATTTTGTCGTAGAGAGTTTCATTCCAAAGCTTTGAAACAAGCTTTAAGGAATACTTTACAGGCGTAAAAGCCGAAAGGTTGTTACTCATAAGGTTAATTCTAAAATTAGGTTACTAATGCCCTAATATAGAGGTTAAGCTTCAAGTTTAGCCATATCTTCATTAAATTGCTTTTGCACTTCAGGCTTAGCAAAATCTTGAGGACTTTCTTTTGCAATTCGTTCCCAGTATTCAAGACTTCGGACAGGAGCTACTTTCTTTTCTCCACCTTGACCACCAAGCATATTTACTCGGTCGTGCTTAGGTTTACGATCAGAAGCAATTTCGTCACGATGTTTGAATAGGACACTACCTGCAATGGTTTCAAGAACTGAGTACACATCTTCAGGGATTTTTAGTGGATCTTCAAAGTAATCTTTGATGATTTCATCTTTATATTTCAAGACAGCTTCATATCCCTCTACTTGAGACAACTTAGCAAATGCTGAGTCGAGTCGAGCGAGATTTGAGCCACCGATTGAACCTATAAAGGCTGGGTCACTAGCAATTCTTTCAAATGCGTTTTGCTCTGCAATCTTTCCCATACGCTCAAGAGCATTGAGAGAGACTTCGTCCTTGATACCTAGACCAATGAGAGCTTCTCTATAATTAGAGGTTTTCTGTTTTGGAGCAGGATCTGTGACAACTCCTTTGTCTCGGAGTACATCAAGTTCCTTGTCAGTCGTCTGCTTGTATGCGTGGAAGCCACGAGTACTTGCTTTCGCTTTCTCCTCCCAGTAGATAGCTTTCTGTTCAGGGGTCATTGACGCTAGGTCAAATGCTCCACTGTCCAGCTTAGGCAAACTATCAAGCCTATCTTTACTTTCTTGAGGGGTAGAACGAAGTTCCTCCTCTGAGAATGTATCTGTTGTATTCATAACAATTTTGTTTATGACGCTCCTACCTTAGCAGGGGTTGTCAAATTAGGTTTATAAGGTTTAAGGTTTGCATTTCTGCGTCTTACCTTAGTTGAAAGCTATTCTGCTGAGTCAAGCAATGCTTGAAGTTCAGGTTTCTTAGCTTTTGGGTCGAACTCAATGCCTTTAGCAGTGAGCTGTTCCTTGATTTCAGCAACTGTGAGTTCTTTCTCACCAGCTTCTGAGGCTTCAGCTTCAATTTCATCAAAGGTCATACCAGTGATTAGTTTAAGTTGAGCGTCCGAAAGGTATGCACGACGAGACTTTGCAAAAGCAATGTCTTCAGCGTCAGCTTGACCTCGACTAGCACGATCGGAGATAAGTCCAAAAGCTTTGTTGAGTTCCTTGTCAGCTTCAGCTCGTGGACTTTTGTCCTCAGGATTGAGGTTTAGTTCGATTGTGTTACGCATATAGGTTTTTCAATTAAATTATCTTAATAAACTTATCGACCAGCGAGTGCTTCAATTTCTTGCTCCACTCGTCTTACATCTTGCTTCGGACTTTCAACTGTCCTTAATACTAATCTTACTACACTTAATTGTGCGAGTAAATAGCTTCTTACTTTTTCTGTCAAGTTTGCGTCTTCAAGTTGGACTAAAATCTTTTCTTGGAAGTTCGCAATCTCAGTTATGACATCTTCTTGGGTGATTTTCTTGCCTTGAAGAATGTTCTCCCAAGTTTTGAATGTCTCTCTTTCTAGTTCATTAAGTTCGTTAAATGACTTTAGACCGAGCTTTTGCAATGCTTTTTGTAGTAATGGGTTCATACGATTATTGTGTTATAGGTTGCGCTTGTAATCTAGGCTTACCAGTGGCGAGTTCGAAAACTTTGCCATACATATCAGGGTCAATACCACTAGGAACTGCTCCTGCACCTCCTCCTTGATCCGTAGGCATACCTGCTGGATTTGCTGGAGTTGGGGATAACTTTGCTTCTTCAACTTTCATAACTGCGTCGATGTCTTCAATATTCCAACCAACAAGGCCGAGCATTTGTTCCTTAACAAGTTTTTGTGCGACAGGGTTGTCTTCAAAAGTTTGTTTGATGAAGATGAGCTTTTTCATAGTCTCATTGTTTTTGTTTTCAACATCAGACTTCAACTTTGCACGAACTTTGAAACCAGACTTTGACTGTGTTTGGTATGGTGAGATTATCTTTTCTTGCAAGTCACCATTGTGACCAGCTTTATAGAGCTTGTAGTTCTCTGAGCGATTAGCTTCAAGCATAGCTTGGAACTTAGAAGCAAACTCCTCCCAACTGTTTCTGTAGTATTTTGAAGACGAAGCAGTAATCATTGAGCTTTCACGCAAATCAATCTGCACTTCTCCAAGAGTTTGTTTCTGAGAGCCTTGTCCTTTTTCAGTAGCAGTGATTGAAGAAACTCCCTCAATCATACCCTTAAAGTAATTCAGCTCGTTCAGCGAGTCGGACAAAGCACCAACAGGCACAGGCTGTAGCACCTCACTAGGTTTGCCGGGCAAAGGATACATTCCAAAAGGTTGAGGGTCAAAAGCAGTAGGCTTGTACTTAGGATTTGTAGAGTCATAGAAGAACATTGTGAAGTTTCTGAAAGTTCGGTTTTCTATCAACTGTGAAAGCCAAGTATTCATAACCTTGTTCATCGGTCGTACTCGGTCAGCCTTACCGTCGTTCCAAATGTCATTCAAGTCAGGGTCTTCAGCCCAAGTAGTGAAAGGCAAAAAGCTTACTCCGATCGCTTCAACCAAAGGTTTGTTGTAGAGGATTGCGTGGTTAGCCGCCATTACGATGTAGTGACGAACATATTTCTTTTCAGTTTCATTCCAAATGTTTTTGAAGATTTCGTTTACTTCAACAATGATGTCAGAACTACCAAACTCCTCGAAGTTTGTTACTCCAAGAGTTTCAAGTCTTTGCTGTTGATGTTGACGAGCTTCTTCACTGTCAGCCATTGCGAACTTTCCTTGCCCACTAGACAAGTACATAGACAAAGAAGATTTACCAGCTTTGTCATAGCTTTCGTTTGCCATAAGTTCACGAACAGGCAAGAAGATATTTTTGTGTATTAAAAATGAAGCAGACTCAATATCCAAAGGGTTCATCTTTGGGTCGATATCAATATCATACGGATCTACAACTTTACATTGCAGGTCATCATTGTACCAGTAGAGCTTTTTGAATGAGCGTCCTTGAAGTCCGACAACTTTCTTGTCCATTGCGTCGATTTCATCAAGCTTCCACTTTTCAAAATAGTCAAGCCAAATAGCGTTCCAATAAATAGCTTTCTGCTTCTCTTGGACATCTTTAGAGTTTTTAGCTTCGTACTCCATTATAGGAGCTTCATCAATTTTAGAGAGCCACGCTGTAAGCGTTTCAGCCATAATAGGCACATTGATTGACTGTCTCTGTGTGAGGCGATTTGTGATTACCTTGTCACGATACAGCAAGTAGTTTTCGAGCCAGTTAGGGTGTTTCCTTTTCTGAAACTCAAAAGCAACCTCTTTGTCTTTTAATATATCAGTTACAAGTTCTTGATTGTTACTGGTCGAGTAAGTTGTCTCCATACTTTTCATTATACTAAAAATAAAATTGTCAAGCAACTAATTTAGAAATTATTTTGCATACCAAGAATACCACCACCTTGCATATTTGAAACTGCTGGAGGAGGAGGGCTAAATGTTAATGAGAAACTGTCAGCGTGGTCAGGCGAGGGTATACCTTTCTTTCGTAATTCATCTTTACTTATGATTTGTATAGTTCCTTGCTTAGTTACCTTGTATTTTATTTGAAGCAACTGCTCCCACTTAGGGTGCTTTTCTAGCTTTCCTCCTCCCTCAAGCCACTGCTTTGCTTTCCAAAATAGCTCAGCTCTGAGGTTGAAGAACTTTTCAGGCTCGGTTGACTTATCCCCAACTTTGATACTAGAAACTTTATCACCAATAATTTGATGACGCTCTAGCAACTGTCCAACACCAGCACCAACTCCAGTACCGTCCAAGAAGATTTCATTTGCTTGTTCACAGTGAATAGAGATTTGAGAACCAAAGTCCATTGTCTTCAGTCCAACTACTTCATAGGTGATCCGTGCAACATTCTCCCAGCGAGAACAAATGACGCTTTCATTCGAACCACCGTCTGAGATGTCACAACCGTCTCTGCGCTTACCAAAGCCTTTGAGTGCGTCCTTGGCAATCTGAGCGTTAGCGACGAGACTGTCACTAAACAAAGGGAAATATCCGTCATCGTCCATTGCCTCCGAGTCAGGCGGTAAACATTCGTACAGGACGCTGAAATTGGGCTTGGTACGCATTTCTTCCAAGAGTTGAGTAGATAGTCGCTTTTCTATCAAAGCTACTCTGTAATCAAGGATTAGACGGTAATAAGAGGGGTCTGAGCGTGACTGGTAAGCGTGTCCACGATTGAAAGGGTTGCCAATCTTCATTAGGAAGTTATCGTGAGGGTTATCTCCAAGCATACGCAATACCTTTGAGTGAGTGTTGTCATCAATCAAATAACATTCATCTTCTATAACATTCTTACAACCAAATCCCATAAGAGCGTCTCCTGAGGTTTTATTATTCGATGACTTCTGTCCAGCAGTAAACGCTCGGATTTCTCCCCCTCGCTTGAAAGTAAGGTGGTCTTTTGCTTTGTGTTCTTTCAGCTTGTCAATCTTCTCAGCTTCGGCAGAGTCGATGACTAGGTTCAAACGCATTGCGGGGTCACTGGTAGCAAACTGAATAGCATAGTCCATTATGATTTGAGCCTTATCAGCCGTCGGAGCAACGATAGCCCAAGGGTCAGCCATATTGTGCGCTCGGATAGCGACAGCCGCTCCAATACACATAGATTTTCCGTAACGAGTGATTGTCTCGATCTGAATACGATTTAG